TTCCATTAACTTTTCAAAGGTAGATAAAAATTGTTCACCATGATATTGAAAAAATTCTTCAACATGATTATCTTGTAAAGAAAGTAAATTATTTACTGTCTTAAATTGTGTATCATTTTGTGCATTTACCGCACCCATTACTGCTCCGTTACTTGTTCCAAATACTCCCATGTTATTCACCTTTTCTGTCTTTTAATATGATTGAATTTAATCTTGATGTATTTATCTCAATTTCAGCAATAAGGCGAATCACTTCTGCCTTCTCACCCTCGTTATCCTTGACTACGGGCGGAGTTATAAGCCATCCGGTTGAGGTCAAGGAAAGAATATCCTTCTTTGATAAAGTAGTTATTGGGCTACTATTAAACAATTGTGGGACTTTAGCCTTTGGTATAAATGCTTTAAAGTCTAAGCCATGTTCATCTGCTAAAATTTGTTGTTGTAGCATCTCCATTTGTTTATGAATACCTGCGTGTTTTTGACAATAAGTTCCTCTTAATGGTCTTCCTTTGGTGACATTATCCAAAGGTATTGGAGGGCGCAAATAATCAGTTGCTTCCCAAGTGTGGTGCATTCCACAAACAACACATCTATCTTTAAGATTAAATTTATATCCGTATTTAAAAATAAACTTTTTCTTTTCTGGTAAAAGAACCTTTTTGATTTCTTTTAATTGTTTTTTTGGTTTTAAAGAAACAAAAGTAAATTCTTCCATAGAACCAGCGGCTCTAAACTGTTGCAGTTTTGGTAAGAAAGCGTTCTTTGCTTGGGGGCTATTTATCAAATTTGGCTGTTGGTACATAATATCAGTAGTCCTTTATCAGTGTAGTAATTCCTTTATAAACCATTTCGGGGTCGGACTTAGCAGAAACAATATATTTAAATGTAGGTATTCCTTTATCATTTAATTGTCGCATTCCGTATTTAAATGGTTCATAAATATCATGTTTGTCAATTGATTGTCCTTCTCGTAGCGGGTATTTTTCTCCCCAAATATCGTATTTGTTTGCCCAAATACTAACTGCCATAGGATAATCAACCTCTTTCTTTTTTTTACCGTTGGGCCATGTGTTTGACATAATAGTATCAACTAAAAACTTCCATGCCAATTGGTGGTCTAAATTTGAATTTGAATCTAAATGTCTGTGGTCTATCATAAATATAATGTATCTTACTTTACGAGTTTTCATATCTTTAACCCATTCTTTCCAATACATCGCTTCTCCGCCAATATCAGCACTCTTTAATGTGTGTGAATCTCCATCAAATTTAATTACTTTTCTAGAGGCTCTTTCCATACCAACAGTTCTTTTGTTTATTTGTTGTACTTCGCCTCTTGTTCTTAACTGGTGGCTTAATGTTGTTTTACCTACCATTGTTGCTCCATAGACTCCAAAGTTAATTGCATGAACTTTCTTATAAAAAGAAACAACTGCTTCTGTAATCAATATAGCGAAGCCCGCCATTACTGACATTTAATGACCTCCAACCAAAGACTTAACTCCATCTATGAGCCAACCCATTATACTAATTTCTAAAACAACGCCTAAGATATTACCTACCAAGAAAAAGAATAGAGTGGAACAACTGCCCCAAAACCAAAACCTCATCTTCACAAAGAACATATCAGCAGAATGCGCCCTACTTTGATTGTAAGCGTAATCGGACTCACTGAATCCCATTAAGTCGCCTAAAACCATTTAATCACCTCATTGTTGAATAGTCGCCAAAAATTCGTTTGGAATTTGGCTTTCTTCAAATGAAGCAGTTGGGGTTTCGGAAGGGAAAGTGTTATTCCATGCTTCCCTTTTATTAACTCCGTATTGTTTCATACTCTCACGAAGTTTCTGTCTAATTTGTTGTTCTCTTGCTACACGCTGAAAGTGTGCTTCAATCTGCCTATCCAATAAGCGTATTTCAATTTTATCATTGAGAGATAAGTCGAATAGTGCTTTCATAACCATGATTCCACCTACGGTAATTAAACCAAATAGGACAGAATGTGCTAAAGCCCCATATGGGAAGTTAAGCCCAAAAGCCGAGTAAAAATAAACATTAGCACCGCTAACAGTCCCGACAAATAAAATTGTCATAACCAATCGAGTATCGTTGTTTAATGCCGCCATTAAATCACCTCAAGCGTATTCTACGGAAACTGCAACTGCACCAGATACTTCTTTAAAGAATAGTCCATTCATGGCTAAAACACCATGCATATCAAATTCAACCGTTTGATTACCTGCTAAAGTAAGTCTTGCTAATTCTTTACCACTAGCAGCAGTATTATCAAATACTTTAATAACAGCCGCATTACCAGCAACTTCTGTTGCGTGAATGCTAATCAATTTTACTTGACCTGTTACAATTAATTTATCTTCGGTTAAAACACCACTACTTCTGCAACCTGCTACCATTGAATCACCTTCGCTATTTAGAGCAGGATTGCCCTGCCTATTTAATGTGTCGGTCTAATCACTTCTTTAAAGAAGACTTAGACTTAGAAACAGCCTTTGTTTTCTTAAGAGGCATCTTTGGGAGAATCGCCTTTTTAGGTTTTACTTCTGGCTTAGGAAGAAGTTCTTCAAGCAATTCTTTACTTGTCAAAGACTTCCTTTGCATTTCATTAGCAAAAATTCCTAAAAACCTTTCATTGAGGTCTAGTAAATCTTCTCTATCTTCTTCGCTAAAAACAAAGAAAAGATTACGGTCAGAAAGACGAGTAGCCGCCCATTTTAGCGGAACGGCTACTCCTTCTTCCCTTGTAATCTCTTGCTTTGGATTGATGTAAAGCCGACGAACTGATGAATTATCACTTAATCGAACACTTACCATTCAATTCACCTCAAACGGTTCCTGTGACCTTTAAGCGCATTTCACCAAGAACAGTAGTTCCACCGGCTATATCACCGCCACCAACAAGAGAAGCGGCCAATAAGGTGCTATTGTTGTCAGCGTTGGTATTAAAAGCGTAAAGGTAAAAGAAAGTACCGTTATCTCTTGGCTTTGATAAAACATATCTTTGTCGAAGGTTTTCTTGTGAAAGAAGTTCAACACTTGTTATGCTTTTTAATCCGAAAGAAGAAGCCAGAATCTTTTCTCCTGCATGAACAATAACTTCATCGCCGCCGCCGGTATCTGCACTTAAGGCAGTATCGGCTTCTGTTGTGATAACAGTAGCAGATAATGTCTTAATCTGTATTAAGTGTGCATCATTCGCACTTGCTGAACCAACAATAGTGATATAATCACCTACTGCATATCCATCGGTTAAGAAAGAACCGCCAGCATCATCTCTTGTAATTGTTTCGTCTGTTGCCGCATCATATCCCGATGGGTCTGAACTTGTTGTTCCTGCACGATAGTTTGATACTGAAACATCACCAATGGCCGTGTAAAGGTGTCCATTAACAAATGGCCTTTGATTACCCAAATGGTCAGCCACGATTGATACAGTGTTTGTCAATTAAAACACCTCACTGTCCAATACAAATCCAACTTAACACTTCATCGGAAACAATATCCAATGTAAGTGTCACATGGTCTGCTGTGCCAACTGCATTAACGGGGAATACTTCATCAATTGAATGAGTTGCTGCATTTGCCGCTCTAACTCCATTACCCATAGGGCTAGTAGTCATAATTTCAACGGTTGACCAACCAGTTAAAATTAACTCGGTTGTTGCCGCATCTTCTGTTATCGTTCCAAAGGCCATCTTTCGGTTGCCTTCTAAATTCATCTCGCCTAATATTACTTGTGTCTTTGCCATAATAAATCACCTCATTGTATGTTTGTTATCTTTCCTTGACCCTTGAAGAAAGAACAACCAACTTCACCAATAGTTCGGTAAAGAGCACGATTGCCCAATGTTCCAACACCGAATGGGTTTCCGTTTGCGATACCATCCTCAAAGTATTGAGTTGGTTTCATAACAGATAGCCACAAATGGTCTGTATCAAGGAAAAGCATATCACTTAGTTTGGTTGAAGCCGCACCAGTTGAGGTCATATCCTTAACTGGAATCAATGGAATATCGTAGTATGTTGCCACACGGAATCCAACTTCTGCGCCCTTTGTTCCACGAACACCATTAACCGTAGGAACAATTTCCTTTCGGTCCATGAATCGCTCTTGGCTTTGCAATAGGTCAGCAAGTGCTTGAATGGTATCATATCCGGTTAGAATAACCTTTGGTGAACCACCAGCAAGTCGTAGGTTGCGAACCATATTGTTTAGGAGAGTTAGCGTCAAAGAGCGAACATTTCCAGCAGTATAATCAGTACCAAAGTCAACTTCTGCATCAAGGAAAGAATCGGCAGTAAATCGCTCACTTCCGTAAATCTTACCTAATGCGTTAGAAGCGGAGGTTGTATCAGTAGCAAGAACTCCACCATCAATTAGAAGCAATTCTGCTCTTGATGTGATAACCTTCAACAATGATGAATAGTTGTTACCAATGTTAGGCATAGCGGCAACTTCACCGTAATGTTCCAAAGGCATAACAAGCATCTTGTTTTGAACTTCTGCGTGGTGCTTACCCATATCTTCACGCATTTGCGCTCGAATATCGCCAATTCCATCATCAATCTGTGCCATTTCCATAGCAAGTTCGCTGAAATCGAATTGATGTGCAACAACCTTTGGACTCATGTTTAATTGAGCGTAAGTTGGAGCAATTGGGCCTAATCCATCTTGTGCAGTTGAAAGTGCGGCATTTTCTGGAACACCACCAATCATATCTGCTCTTGGAGAATCGGAACCTAATTCAGCAAGGTTTTCTGTTCCGCTTGCATCAACAGTGAATAAGTTTCCACTTCCACCAGCAGGTCGGCTCTTAAGAACTCGCCATCCACTGGAAGAATAAGGTCGCTTTGCAATCATTGATAGTGCGTTCACTTCTCGGTTTAGCATAGACCAAACCTTTTGTCCATAAACGATATTGTATAGTGCTGAAACATCACCAACGGCTGAACCGGAGAATGACGGAGAACCGTCGTGTCCAGTATGAATACCACCAATTGAACCGGCTTGCTTTAATAAAGCATTACCAGCAGGTAGGTTGTTAATTCCGTATGTTTGTGCTTCTAAATCTCGTATTGTGTTTATATATCCTGTCATTCAAATCACCTCAAATGTTATTTACCATCTTATGAATATCCGACCATTCCATTTCTGCAAGGTCATCTAATGATGGAAGGGTTACGGTTGCTTCTGCTTGTGCCTTAATGATTGAATCCTTCTCGGCGGTCAAAGACTTTCGCAGTTGAGTAAATTCTTCTTTAAGGGAAGAAATCTCACTTGCTGCGTCATATTGTGACTTTGCAAGAACATTCTCACGGTTTGAGCGTTCCGACTTAAATCGGGACTCAAAGGACTTTCGGAGGTTATCGTAAGCAAGTGCTTCGAGTTGTTCCTCACGGAAAGCGGAGTAAGCCTTCTCAATGTTTGAATTGCTCAAATCAAGAGAATCAAATTCATTGTTGGAGAATGCCTTAACAACTGGCATATCCGAAGAAGTCGGCTTACCGTTGTTAATCACGATTCGGTCAGCAGGTTCGCCAATTTGGTTTCCTGCGCCATCAAGAGTACGAAGGTATGCTTTGTCTGCTCCTTCAAAGTCCCTGTATTCCGAATCTCCGGTTTCTTTCATATCGTCTTCATCATCATCAGCCATTTCAAATGCTTCAGTTTCTTGCATATATTCGCCCGCTTCTTTATCCATTGGGTTCATATCTTCTTCGTTATCGTTCAATTCTTCTTCCTTACGAAGCATATTAACTTCTTCGAGAAGAGTATCTAACTCGCTCAGTGCCTTTTCTAATTTTTCGCTCATGTTTTCACTTCCTATATCTTGTTTTAAAATATCGAATTTTGCTTCTGGGTTTATTCCTTTTTCACAGATGGTAACTTCATGGAGTTCTAACTTACTTATTTCGTTATATTGTCCCAATTCGTTGTGGCTTTTCTTTACTTTTTGTAATGCTTGTCCACCAATACTAAATGACCTTAATGAACCTTTGCGAATGTTTCTTCCTACTTCTTTTGCTTTTTCGATGTCATCTCTTAATTTAATTACAACAAAGAATCCAACATCATCAACTTCGGATTTCCATAATTTTCCAGTTTTATCTCTATATGAATCTACAACTTCGCCAACTTGAACATTTGAGTGGTTAGTCATTACATTTCTAAACTTTGAATCGCCCATGAACTTTTTTACTGATTCTTGTAATGCTTTTAATGTAATCAAATCGTTTTGTTTATCTACGATTTCAATACTTGCATATCCACCAATCATCAAGTCGTCGTTGCTCTTTAGAATGGTGAAATCATCATTCCTTGTCGCCATAACACTTGTAGCCATGTTCCTCAAACCTTCCTATTCACTTTGACTATATAATAGACTCGCTCTACTTAGCAGGGAGGGGCAATTTTTTATGCCTATCTTCGTAAATGTTCCACAATCCCATATCATCTTCGCTATCAGCAGGGCTTTGTTTATATCCAGACCAAGCAAGCCACATTTCTGTACCTTCTGCTTTTAGTCTTCTAATGTTAAATTTAGTTTCAAACTTATTACCTTCAAGGAAATACTCGTGATACCCATGCTTTTGTACTCCTAACCTTATTTTACCTTCATCAAGTATTTTTCTCTTAGAAATATTATTAGCAACCATAGCAGGGAACTTACCTGCTTTACCAAACAACTCAAAAATATCATCTGATTTATCTAAATCAATCAACCAATTAATGCTTTCATCTTTAAGTTTAATAACTAAATTTAAATTATCATCATCTCGTAAGTATAATTTAAAATCACCTTCTTGGTATTCCTTTGGTGTTTTATATTCCTTGAGAATATCACCTTCTTGCATTATCTTATCATCTTCAGCATAAAGTTTCTTGGTTTTCTCATCATAAGAAATACCATCTCTTTGTTTCATCCAGTCCTTAAGTTTATCAAACTTACTTTCTAGAATATCTTCATAAATATCTTTATGTTCTTTGACTAAATGATTATGTAGTTCCTTAATTGTTTTTGGGCCAGTAGTTTTCATATGCTGAAAACCAGCAACAGTTAATCGAGATTGTTTGGTCTTCATAATTTCTTCTGCTTGATTCTTCCAAAGGTCTAAATCAACAATAGCATTTTTAGCCATGAGATTATCTTCCTCAAAGCCATATATTGTAAAACCATCCATATCACTTTTAATTATGATAGAGGCTTCTCCGTGAATGTGGTCGGTTATTTTCAAACCTTTCTTTAGTGCTTCAACATTGTAGTTTAATTCCTTTTTGCCATCATTGGAAAGCATTTCAAGAGTAACTAACTTGTCGGGGTGTAGGGCTTCGGGTACTTCTATGACCTTAGCAGAATGAACAATATATCGTTCACCCTCTTTCTTCACTTGGTCTATTTTGACCCTCACGACGCTTCCTAAGTCAGCAGTGATTTTGGTGTTAAGAGCCTTTCCAACTATCATATATACTTTACCTTCAATGGTTTGGTAATTCTTACCTTCCCCTTCTGTTGGCCCTGCACCAAGAGTATAAGAATAATTACCCTTTGATGATTTTTTATCTAACACTATCAAATCTAAATCAACAAAACTCTTCCACTTAATCCATTTAGGGTTTTTCTTAGTACCAACATAATATGTTGAGGTTGAATCTTTAATGACAACTCCTTCGGAGGCTGGCATTTCCATAATATTCTTTGAATACTCTTCAACATCTTTAATAGAATCTGCTAATCTTGTGTCTTTCTTAGAAGGAAATGATAGGTCTTCACTCGAATGAATTGAATAGTTATTAAACATCACCTGCATTCTTTTATCCAATGGTTCTTCCAACATTGACTTTTCATTGTGTCTTAATAAATCAAACAGATGCATTTTTAATGTACCATCAGGGTTTTTATCTTTAAACACATGAGAAATAGTTTCTGCTCTATTGAGAGGTTCATCTCCCTTAAATAAGATTAAAGAACCATCTAGTATGCAATCACCAAAATGTTTCTTTGATAATTCATCAACTTGCTTCTTACACTTAGAAGTAATGTCTTTACCCTCAAAAGAATAAACTTTAATTTTTTTATCTATTTTATGCATTTGAATACGAAGCCCATCGTATTTTTCTTGAACATAATACTCCCCACTAAAACCTTTGAGTTCATTCATATCTTCTATTTCAAAGATACGATACATTGGTTTATTTGGAATAATAAAGTCAGATTCTGACTTTTCTTCAGTTGATTTTTTTTCTTCTGCTTTCTTAACAGGAAGGTCTTCAATACCTTCCAGTTCGCTCCAATCTCCTTTATCATTCTTAGATAGAAAGATTAACTCTAATATGTTCATGGCTGCCTTAACTTTAGATTTAACTTTGTTTGAGTCTTTTCCATCTCCGTAATGCTCAATAATATAGAGGTCTATGTCGTCCACTTCTATATCAAGGCCCATAAGACCCTCGGTAATGTCGTCGGGTTCTATGTCTTTAACGCTGTAAATGTCTGGAGATAGTGCTTTACTGTCGTTTCTCATAGCATAGTGAACGAATTTCACCATGTTACCAGTTGAAGAAAGCAATTCTTCTAAAACATCCCCTTTGAATTTTTTAGCAAAGGGGTCAGCAACTGATTCTGAAGAATACCTAAGACTCTTAATACCATCAAATATTTTTTCTGCGTTTTGAGATTGAGGGTCTTTAACATCGTCTGCTTCCAAATCTGAAATTTCAATAAAGTTTTTCAACTCATTAGAAACTTCATTTGTATTTTCGTATTTTTCTTTAATACCATCCACGGCACTACGCCACTTTGCCCCATATTCTTTAGGGTCAGTGCGAGCCGATAGATAAGCCACTCTTACTTTCTCAAATAAGCGAACAATTTCATCCGATGTGGACTTATCTTTTTCAAGAAGATAAGCCATTTATTTCACCTATGAACTTCTTCCATAAACCTTTGAATAAGCAAGCCAAGTGCTACTTAATTCTTTTAAGTCTTCTTCTAATTTACCCAACTCATTAACCGATGCTCCAAGAAGTTTTTTAGTAATTTCCTTCAATTCCCTGTCTAAATCTTTAAAAACAGCCGTAGTAATTTTTTGTTCATCCTTTGGAATCTTAACATCTCTAGGGTCTTCACTTCTATCTGTGGCTTCATTAAATTTAGCCATCTTTTCCCCAGAATCATATGGTGGGTATTTTTTGTTTCGCATAAGAGTTAATGCTGAGTATATTGCTTCTACTCTTGCTTTCATCATTTTAAGAGTTCCCTTCTGTTCAGCATTCATCTCTCTACCCTCAAATTGTTTTTCTTTTGCTTTAATTTGAGCATCAAGTCGATTAACTAAATTTTGAGAATAACGAGTCTTGGCTCGTATTTCATCATTTGACATTTTCTTAATTTTGCCACTTGTAAATTCTTCTCCACCGGAATTAGCATGAACCTTGTCTTGCTTAATACCATGCTTAGATGCTTTAGCCTTTGGTCGCTTTAGTTTAACAATGTCGAGTTTTGTGTCTTCTCCATCTCTTAGGGCTTCTAATGTTTCTCTTGCTTTCAATATGGCAAGTTCAACTATTTTTTCTTCTCTTGTAACTTTTTCTGGCATAATCTCACCTATTCATTCTTTGTTCTTTTAGATTGTTAGTCCGTTGTTCTCGTATATCTCTCGGAGCATTTCCAACATTACGCATTAAAGCATTAAAACCTTGTGGGGTTTCTGGGTATATTTTTCCTTTTCCGCCACCTTGATTAGAAGGTTTAAATTGTTCACACTTTCCTTTAGAATCAATTGTGATAACATCTAATCGACAATAGCCTTGACTTGCATTTTGTCCTCTAATATCCTGTTTTGTATTGCTTTGGCATGAATGTGCATCGCATTTTTTAACTTCACACTTTCCTTTACCGAATGCTTTTTTTAATTCATAGTAATCCCAAGTCATTATTGTCCACCTACCTTTTCGACCATTTTATGAATGTCTGACCATTCCATGTTTCCAACATCTCCAATAGGAGTAGAAGAACCACCGCCATTGTTCATTTTAGGACTCGGACTTTGAGCAACAACTAAACCAGACTTCATTAGAAGATTATCTTGATGATAAACAGTCTTCTCTAAATTTTCAATCTTTTCTGTCAAAGCCTTAAGAATGGCTAATAATTCTACATTTTGTTCTGTCATTCGTCTTCCTCCTTTTTCTTCTTAGGATAAACTAAATCTCGTAATTGCCGGTATAGCAACTCATAGTCCTTACGAAGTTCAGTAGCAGAAGCCACTATATCAATGTTCCTTTCATCCATTGATTTCATCTTCTTATTCAACTTGTTATCATCCTTAACCAATTGTAATGTCTTAAGTACACTAATTAACTCACCCATTTGAGTAAAGTCTTTACCGAAAAACTCCGTAGGTTGGGCTGATTGTAAGACTTTCTTCAATCTCTTCTTTTCTTTCGGGCCTAATGAACTAAGCAGTTCCTTTGGTTGTTGTTTCTTTTCTTCTTTGAGTATAATTTCTTTACCCTCTTCGTAATAATCCCATGTCATTCTTCTTCCTCCTTACCTTCTTGTGCTGAATCTAAAAAGTCTTTTAATTCTCCATCATCTACCCCAACAACATCTTCATACTTTTCTTCTAAGTATGCAGCAATCTCAGGGTATTCAGTAATCTTTTTGCCTTCTATTGTAAATACTGGATTGTTTCTAAATCTTTCAGCCAAAAGTTTTAGCATTTCTGATTTATCAGTTACTTTTTCACCTCTTAGTTTTTTGGCTTTAATTTCTATGAACTCTAAAAGCATTTGTTGTTCTTCTCTTTCTGTGGTAGTGTGATTAAAATATATTTTAATTTCTTCAATTTTATCTTGAATCCTTTTAAGATTTTTAACTTGAGTATCTATATCTATTTTTAAATCATCAAAAAATTCAAAATCATCATATTTTCCGAAAAATTCAAATATCTCCCTTAGTCTTTCTTCCGAAGCAGATTCATACAAGGTAGTTAAACCTTCAATCTCCAATTCTTCTCCCATTTCTGCAGTTAAGTCTGCTTCGTTTAGTTGACTTATAAAAAAGTTAGAAGGATTTTCTTTATCTAAGGAATAGTTCCTAATAACTCTATCGCCACCAAACTGTTTAATTTTAGCAATTACTTCTTTCTCGAAATTGTTTTTAATATTTAAAAGATTTTTAATTCTAACTTTAGGGTCTTTTCTGCCTAACATACTTTTGAATTTTTTTGAATCAGGCAATTTGTCAATTGCAGACTTTATCTGAGGATAGCGTTCCTTTGCTAAAGAGATATAATTAACTAAATCTACTATTCTTTTTAGTTGTTTGCCTTGTGCAATAAATTCTTCTATCTCTTGCGAACGGTCTATATAGTCTTCTTGGAGGTCAACGATACTTTGTCCCAGTCTTATGTATTCATCTAGCGTTTCTTTGTCGAGTTCTTTCTGTTTATCATCTTCTGCTTTCTTAGCGACTTCGACTAATTCTTTTAGTTGATTTCCTATATCGCTTGGGCCTTCTCTAATGGCAAGAATCATCTCATAGCCTGAATCGTTCTTAATTCTTTTTAAATCGCCTTCTTGTATGTCAATGCTGTTTTTTCTAAGAGTAAAGGCATAATACTTCTTCAAATCCTCGACAATTTCATTATTTAGTTTCTCATACTTTGCAAGTAGGGTCTTTGGTACTTTAGGCATTCTAACTTTTCTATCAAGTGATGCAATAATTTCTTTTTTCCTATCGGCCATATAAGTCTGTATTTCTTTCACATCAGACTTTTGTTTTGATTTAGCCGAACTTTCTTTTCTATAATTAGCATATCTTTTAACTATGTCGCTAAGGGAAACTTCTTTAAATTCTTTTCTATCTCTAGCCGTTCTGATGATTTCAATATTTTTATTTCTCTCAGACATACCTGTTGTTTTATCATCATAGGCTATGGTTCTTGGTCTAATCTTAACCCTTCCATTTTTAAACCTAGTAAAGTCAATCATGTCAATAAATCTAGCATTTTTTTCTTCCTTTTTAATTTTAGCAGAATTACTCGCCGCCCAAGAAGCGTAGGATTCTTCTTGTGCAGTTTCCATACGGTCTTTAGGAGCCAATCGTTTCCCTTCGTAAAATTGAGGGGGTATCTTCACTTCTTTTTCTGCCTTAACTGTTTTATCTATATTATCTAAGATAAAAGAAACTAAACCTTCTCCCATATCAACTAAAGTTTTTGTTACACTTGCATTATATGGCCCATTTTCATCTAATGGAAATTTTATTTTAACATGAACTTCTTTTAGTTCTTCTGCTAATTTATTCCAAAAAATAAGTGTAGGTGCAGAAAAGGCTAGATTATCTTGAACATTCTTAGGTGCGCTTCTCTTTATTGCAGTTTTAAGTTTCTTATCTTCTTCCTTAATTTTATCAATAATTGCTGCGGCTGATTTTTTACTAGCCCCACCATCTTGAGTGTCTTTAACTGCTTCTAGCGCAGTTATGACATATCTAAGAACTTCTCTCGTCTTTCCTGCATTTTTAGCAGTGAGAGATTCTTCGAGCAATTCAGTCTTTTCTTTAGATGATAAATTACTTGATGCTGAAAAAGAAAACGCTGGCTTTTTCAACCTATCCAATACTGCTTTGATACTTGGATTACTTTGAAGTTCCTTTAATTGTTGTAGGGCTTGTTTGCTCCTAACAGTTTGATATATTTGTTCTCCACTAACCTTCATTGAGTCCATTTTTTCTGGCTTAGAATCTTTTGGTTTTACTTTACTTCTAATAGAGGTATAGGGTTTTCTATCTCCTATTTTATAACCTTTAGGTATTTTTCCATTTTCAGCATCTTTTTCAGTATATACAGCAAATTCTGCTGTTTCAGTTTTTTTAGGTCTATCTTTTATCTTTAACTCATCTAATTCTTTTTCTTTTAATTTTTTATTTCTTTCCTGCGTCCTACGAATTTTACTGGTTGTTCTTGGGTTTAAATCTCTCAATGTGCTTCTTTTTGTTTTGGGCGTTCGCTCAATTTTTTTCTTTCCAGAAAGTAAATCAGCATCTAATGGTTCATCACCAATTGCTTTTCTAATATCCGACTCAATATGTTCAATCAAACACTTTATTAAAAAGTGAATATCGTCTTCACGATTTGAAATGTGAGCCTTAAGAAAAACCATTTAAATCAACTCAGAAAGGAATGTTCTCTTTCTTACCACGACGCTTAGATGGTGGAAGAATAACATCAGGAACATCACTGGAAGACATTGTTCTTTTATGCGTAGTATCGGGTGGGAGTCCACCAACAGAAAAGTCACGGTTCTTTGTAGTCGTTCTTCTTTCAGCAGAATTTTGTGACTTAACTCTAGCCAATTCTTTCTTCAATCGTATTTCTTTTTGTTTTAAATCTTCTGTCATATTAACCAACTCTTCTTTCTGTTCTTGAATCAACATTTTGATTACCTGCTTCTGCTGGTAATCCGGTCATGCGCTTATCCGGCCCTACTTCGTTCCTTGCTTTATTCCTTGTGGCCGGTGGATTTTCTTGGGGTTTAGAACCGCCCCCTTGTGCCATTTCTCTCATGTTTTCATCCAAATCTCTTTGGTCTAAATTAGAACCGGCTAATGGGTCGCCTTCAACTGATTCTTCACCTTCTGCCGGCGGTTGCTCCGGTTGGGGTTCTGGCTTTTTGAATGTAAAGTTACCATCTTCATCCATTTCAACTTCAAATCCTAAGTTTTTAATTGATGCTGCGATATTAACTTCTATTTCTCTTTTACGAAGACCTGCAATCTCATCTTCTTCTTCCGATGGAGGCAGTTTTAAATCCCAATCAGTGATACCAAATTGTTTTGTTAAGTAGGGGAAAACATAATTATTATAAACAGTCTGAGCCATTTGAACAGCACGATTTGTAACAAGGATTTGCATACCTTCATTGTTAAGTCCACCGCTCGCTGTACTATCAGCCATAAATACCTTACTTACTCCATAAAATGCAGAAATCCTATCTCTTAAGTCGTCCTTAACTGAAATGTAATCCATTTCTTTAAGGCTGTCCATGAACTTAATCCATTCCACAGCACCTTTACCACCTTCGCCTTCAACTCCCATAACAGGAATAAAGTGGGGGTCGGCTTCCATCTTTTCTTTAACACCTCTCCAAAAGGCTCTCATTGAATCCATGTTTCTAGTTTGAACAGCCAACAATCCTCTTGGCATACGACTCTTAGTATATGCTGAATTAACATAGTTCTCCATAGCAATAAGAGTCATAATATGATTGTATAATGTAATTACAGGAGAGAAACCGTAAAGCCTACTCGGACTATATTTACTAAAGTGTAAAACTTCTCCTTCTAAAAAGTATTGGTCTTCTCCATTTGCTCGATTAACAAAGTGAACTGGTTTCATATCGGAGCCACAGGTTTCACAAGTAGCATAAGGTTCAGTTGCTAAAATACTTCTATGATTTAAACAAGTAAATCCTTTTGTTCCCTTTACACCATCTTCATCAGCATAAATAAACATAGTCACGGGGTCGCCTCGATAAATTTCTTTAATGCGATGCATTCGTATTTTACCATTACCATCTAAGAAATACTCCTTAACTAAAACAATATAAGCATCATCCATAGTATTCAAATCATCTTCTAATTCTTTCAAAACATCAATAAATAGTTGCTCCGAGGGATTAACATAACCTTCTAAAAACTTCTCGGCAAATTCTAGTTGCTTAACATCAGGAATTCTTAAATCAGTACTTTGACAACGAGAACATTCTTGAACTGGTCTTTTGTGTTTTTTTTGGCAATTATTACATATTGCTTCAAATGCTTTTTCCCAAACATATCCTCTACGATAGACCTCTTGCTTTAATTGAGTAATACAAGTCCTAACAATAACAGACTGTTGAACCATAGAATAAATGATGGGTGCTGTCATCATATAGTTATTCTGTCGTTCTTGAATACCCATATTAAAAATCTGCCTATCGGCAGGTTTAGGAGTAGTTCGCCTAAACAAATTAGTAAAGGAAAATCTTCGTCTTTCTTCAGCCATGCTTTACACCCCTAGTTGTTTGCAGGTTCTCCTTCCTCTATATAGTCTTCGACGCCCATTCCTGTTGGTTTGCCTTGTTTAGCCCAACACTTCTTACAAAAACCAAAAGGGAGAAGTTTTCTACTTGAAACTGTATAGCAACGAGTACAATAGATACCTTTCAAAATATCACAACATGGCATTCTTCCGTTCAAAGCGTTGCCTTTCACTTATTCCGTATTTTCTTAAAATTTCTTCTATTCGTTCTTTAATGAAAGAAGGTGACATAAAAGGCACACCTCCTTCTAACTCTACTTTGATTGCTGCTTTACCTGCTTCCATGAAAGAAAGAACTTGTTGTTCCATTTCATCAGCCATATTAGTATTATTCATAGCCTCTCTAGTTTCTCTCATATATTTAGCATAGAAGTTAGAAGGTTGTCTTTTGAGAAGAGTACCGACTTGTTCCATAGAATCCATAGCACTCATTTTACAATTGTCTTTGTATTTTTGGATATTATCTAAGTATATTCCTTCTTTCAACCAATCAAAACCAACATGGTCTTTATGATTTTCCCACTTCATTAATTTAAAAATCTCGTCACAGCGAGGCTTATACCATTCTTGCTTTTTATATGATTTCTTCATTCGTATTAATTCTAAAAGTAGATTAGCATTTCCTTTCTTTAGTCTAAAATGCGGAAGGCACTTAGTTAATAAATCTGCTACATTATCTTGAGAATAAAAGTTTAATCTTTGTACTGGCCTAGTATTCTGAGGCGACTTTTGGTTCAAGTGTAATTTACCAAACCCAATTGATTTATGCATTTCTTCCATAAATGCACGACCTCTATCACCAGTAGCAATTAATCCGACTCTTGGGTTGTGGTTCCTATCCATTGTAATGTAGCCGTCAGAATCAATAAAGGCCGCAGTGTAAGCCCAAATGTTTTTCTTTATTTCACTAGGCATACTATAATATCCACCATCTACAACAGCAACATCTAATTTCTTTACCATCTTAGAAATCATATT